TTATTCACTTTTTTCTTTTTTCTCGTTCCATTTATGCCCACATCTTTTACAAACATAATATCTGATGTTACCGTAAGATTCATATTTAAAATCTATCTTAGAGTTACTACACTTCGGACATTTAATCCCTTCTACATGTATTTCTTTCATTAAACTCCTCCTTCTTATTAATTATCCTATAATTCCGGTTCCATTACATGCTCTGCAAGGCCATGGACCGGCAGAAGTTGTGGGGAAAGTTTCTACATCTCCTGCTACTCCTGGTGGTCTTGATACTAGTCCAGTTCCATTACAAACAGGGCATTTCTGTATATATTGATTATATGTTTGATTATTTAGTTTTTCTTTTAACATTTTATTTTCTTGTTCTAACCTTCCAATATATTCTTCATTACCGAATCCCATTTTTATTTCTCCTTAGTGGCTACTTCTTTACCTTTTTCAGTAACTCTGTAAACATAATCTCTTTCCATCTCATTCAATGGATCGATAGCTTTGGTCATGTATCCTTTACATACTAACTCCTCACATATGGGGTAATCTTCTGTTCCTTCGCCGGTAACAAAATAGTTTCGATTTCCATTTTGTCTGGGTCTCAATCCAAGAGAATGTTGTAAAATATGTAATTCTTTATAGTTCATGTTATTGCTCCTCAGCAAAGTACCCCTTTGCCCTTTCAGCGAAAAGATACAGTTTATCGATTTCAAATCTGTTTTCATGAATGAGTTTTAAGAACTCTTTCAGCTGCCTATTTTCTTCTACGAGCCGTCTTGCTAGCTGTTTATCTTTTTCGACAAGCTCGTCTAGTTTATTCTTTTCGACAAGCTCGTCTATTCTGAAAATACCAACGCTCATTCCCGCACCTCCTGTGTTGGCCTGTCGTGTGCGTATTGCTCAAACTCATAATCACAGCCATACTCTTCAGCCTCGTCTTGGCATCGGTCATAACAATCCTTGTGCATATGTGTGGCCTGGAAATATCCATCATGTACACCGACATAATAGTGATATTCCTCTCCCGTTTTTATCCATTCTCCGCACCAGTCGCATTTATGCATCTTGCGAGCTACAACGTTCCCGTCTCTCAAAAGCGTCATTTCTGTACCTCCCATTTTTTGCATTTATTATCAGGACACACAGACTTTTGATACCACTCTGAGTCTTTACAGTCACAACATTGCATCTGATCGTACCAATCCCACCATCTCCACCATTTACAGCTCCCGCAACACTTCGTCTTTTCAAGCTGTGCTTTTAGCTGTTCATTTTCTTCCTCGGCCACCTTCCACATCTTTTCAAAAAACAAAAACAATTTCTCTTCTTTTGGCATATTCCTATCGATTTTTGGCATCTTTTTACCAAATAGGTAATCCCTCATTGCCACCTTGTAATCTTTTATTGTTCCATCGTCCATTATTTCCGCTCCTCCCCTTTGTCACGCATTTCCACCAACTCATTCCATGTTGTCCGATCAATCTGAACGGTGACGTAGCCAATACGTTCATCATCAAACTCCACACCGCTTAATGCTACATCACGGAGCAGTTCTTTTAATCGTTTGTTCTCGGCCGCAAGTTCTTCATTAAAGTCGACTCGCTGAAGGACTTGCGGGCATGTGCATTGGTTTAAGACTTCACCACATGCGGGACACTGGTCAGTCGAGAAGTCGACTACTGGCGGCGGCAGGGGGCCCTTGTTAGCAAACCTGGTAAGGACATTTTGTGTTGTTGTGTAGTAGCCGATGTCCTTTGAGCATTTACACTCGGTCACCCACGGTGGGTACGCGACATGACATATAGGGCATAACCAGCCTTCCAAAAATCCCGCCTCATCATGAGCTCCTGCCTCGTATGCGTGGTGCATGTCATGAGCTTGCTGATCTCTGTAATCCCCGTATGGAGTTCTCTCGTCGTTCCATGCATTATCAAAATAATCGTCCATAAACTCTTTAAAAGTCATTCCAGTCTCCACTTTGCTATTGCCCAACCATCGACGGGGCAGGGGATACAGTACGGGTTAGAGATGGTATCTTTACATTCCGGGCCGAACCAACAGTTGTATGTTGACGACCTCACGGGCTCATCTGTATAAAAGTACATTGTACTATCCTTATCCACCGCCGCCCACTTTGCGCCTGGTATTCGTGCGCCGACTGTTGCGGCCAATACTTCCGGCGTCAGCTTTAGTATGTCGGCAGTGGGTTCGCGGCCTTCAACATCTTGATACTCTGCGTAATAACGGGCTCCCCAAACTCCCACAATCTCATAGTCCAGAAACCGCTCTTCCGGTTCTTCGAGGACATCTATTATCTTTTCTGCCATTACTTCTATGTTTGGATAAATTTTATTCATCGTTTTGCATACTTTTTCTATCTTTTCTTCTTTGGTCATTCTGTTTCCTCCTGTGAAGGCATTGTTGATCGTGTTCTGCTCTGTTCAAACTGTACGCACGCTAACATCGCTGCTTCGCGCATTTCACTTGGAGTTAGCTGATAATCAGTTAACATTTTTATCATGCCATCAACAACCGTGTGGAAAACCGGATCAAACATATATCTGTCGTAAACCCTGTCCTTCATTCTGTTTCCTCCTTTAATAAAACCGCATCGGGGCAGGGCAGGACTCGAACCTGCACGGCTGACTGGGGTACTTGCCTCAGCCTGGCTTTATGTGCGCATAGCCCAGTGCGTCTAACCAGTTCCGCCACCCGCCCGTCTGCGGTAAATTCCTTCTTTAAAGCAGGGACGAGCGGAGAGCGGAAAACCTCTTTTCCCACGGGTTCCGCCCGCCCCTTTAGACTACATAGATACCACCTTTTTACTCACCCGTGGCAGGGCTTTTATTTAGAACCCTCAACGAGGGCTGTCTCCCGTTGTATCTGCTGCACCAGCGCGACGATGCGGACCGGCCCGTTTTGGATGTTCACTGCAGCGTTGCATTTAAGACCACATACCGCCGCCAGGTTAAGATCGTGATGTATCACTCCCGGTCCGTACAGCCGCATCATCATTTTTGTCTGCGGGATCCTGTGCGCCAGCTGTGTAGCCGGTTTGCCGCATATCTCACACACCTGGTTCCGCGCTAAAAACTCCCGTTTGTGCTCGTCTATCTCAAACTTCTTGCGTTCTCTTGTCATACCAATAGTCTCCATGTTCGATAATAAGGTCCTCAGTATCTATGCCGTTGTCCTGTAGCGCCTGGATACTGCCTTTAATGAGCTGCACCATCTCCCCGGACGTGTACTCGTTCGTACTCTTCCGGAAGTAAATGGTCCCGTGATAGTCGACGAAGTGCCCGGCCCAGTCCGGTGGCTGGAACCCCTCGCTGTATTCCAGGGTTATGCCGAAGTTGATACACAGCTCATGTTTCGCCCACACCTGAGACACGCCGAGAGCGTCCGAGTACCGCTTGACGATGACGTGGAAAAACCTGAAAGCTCGTCCGCCCCGGGTCTCCTCCCAGTTCTTAAATGTCAGCTCAAGCTCCTGCCCCTCGGTCAGCGTCTTTTTGTACTGCTCTATCTTCCCGGGCTCAAGCGGGGTTATCACACCCCGCTGCCCGTATACTGCCTTGACTGTTATCATTTCGCGCCCTTCAATGCCTCGTAGAGATCGCGGCAAAGAAGGAATACCTTCGTGTGCGCGTCCCAGTTATAGACGGTCGCCTCTTCAAACCCTTCCGACTCGTCCCGACCGATACGCAGTATCTTCACATCATCAACCCGGTAGCCGTTCTCTTCGAGTAAGAGACGATAGCCCCCAGCAGTTTGATGCTTCATCTCAGGATAAACGCCGGACCCGGACGTCTTAATATCGAGCAGTGTCCGTTTTCCGTTGATGTCCGCGTAGATATCTACCGTCCCGCCGTATCGGTGGACCTCGGAGATGAGCACGAGCTCGGAGGCGATGAAATGTATGTCCTTCCCCTCTTTCCACTGCATCCACTTGAAGTAGGAGTTCTCCGCAGCAGCAACAACGTGCGGGCTGTAGATAGACAGGTCTGGCTCCACGCCCTTGATCTCACACTCGATCATGTAGTGCGCGCAGGTCCCGATGTCTGCCTTCTCGTCCACGTATGCTCGCATCTCTATTCCCTCAAGCCCGATCCGGTTGGCCCAGGACTTAAGCCCGGGTTTATCAAGTATCCCGAGAAACGTTGTAACTCCGGGAACCCTCTTCCCATCTGCCGTCTTATAGACGGTGTGCTGCTTTACTTTTTTCGTAGACTTTTCTTTTGTCATTATGATACCCTCACGGTTTTGTCTTTGTAGATGCGGACCCCAGGGATTTCCGCCCGGTCCTTTAAGTTGGTAACATACGACCGGATTTTGCGCTCGTCCGGAATGAGGAATTCCCGAGGTATCTGTGACACGTCCTGTATCTCATATGTCCACTTGTCGACATAAGAGATGCCCTCCGTTTTCTGGGGAGCCCCTACTTTTATCGTCGGGGTCTCGATCGGTGCGTCCAGGGCCTCTTCGTCTCCAGTCTCTATGGCCTGGGAGAGCCGCTGCTCCTCTTCCTTCTTCCTGGCTTCTTCCGCGAGGCGTCGCTCCTCTTCTCTGCGGATGCGCTCCTGCTCCATCTGATAGTCGGAGACTTTCCGTTTCACGGCTGTCTCCGCCTTTTCCAGCTTCTTGACGAAGAACTTTATCTGATCGGTGACTTCCTTGTACGCCTTGTATGTTGAGGCTCGGGCGTCCTCGAAGTAGTCCTTTACAAACTTCTGGGTCTCTTTGTTTTTTCTTAAGAATTCACCCGCCTGCGCGGCAGTCTTATCATCCTCTATCCTGATCGTGGCCATTTCGCCGATTATCCCGTCTACTGTTTTTTGTATCTCTTGTGTGTCTGTCATGATCTGCTCCTTAAAATATGTCTTGTGGTATCCCTACCTGTGTTTTACCATTGTCGAGCGGAAGTTCTTCCTTCTGCTCCACAAACTCCGCGTCTTCGACTTTCCCGTCGAATGCGTCCCCGACGCCTTTCTTTTCAAGCTCCGTAAGAGATGCGCCCGCCTTTTTTATCTCATCAAGCAGCCGCGGCAGGTCCGCCGTGTTTGTGTGCTTGATCTCTTCACGGTAGTATGCCAGTTCGGCTTCCGGAAAGTTATGCTTCTTTGTCTCGGCGGCTATCTCGTCTATGAGCTTTTTACGGTTGTCGGGTTTTTGCTGCGGCTTCTCTTCCGGGACCGCATCGCTGTCCTCGTCCGCAGTCATGATGCCGGTAGCGTCACAGAAAGCATACCGCTTTGCATACGTGAGGGCCGCGGCTATCTGCTGCGGCGCGCTCATGTAGGCGTCCTTATCTATCGGTACGGTCAGCTGCGTCTCTTCGGTGTGTCCGGCGATGTGATGCAGCCGACAGATAGCGGTAACGCTATCACTGTCTTGCTCGGTCTTTACCGTGTAGCTGAATCCGTTTTCTTTCAGCGGCATTTTAGCCGTTGCAAGGATCGTGTCTAACGGCGCGTATTTGTACCGGACCGTTTTCCGGTCCTTATTCATGACGGTCTTAGTCTTCGGTATTTCCGGACACGCTGACTGAAAAACGGATAGTGCAGAGAAGAACTCCTCTCTCGCCGCCTCCACTTTCAGTTCCCGGCGCATGGCCAGCAGCCGTTCCATCGTGTCGATCGGCAGTTCTTTCTCGATCGCCTGAGAGATGAGCGCCTCGGCGTTTACGGTTATCGGAGCCAGTTCTTTTGTATCACTCATGACTCGTCTCCTCCCACCATGGACGCTACTTCTTCCATGATGACCGTCCAGATCTCCAACGTGTCTAGCGCAGCCCGGTAAAGTCTTCGGGCCTTTTTGACATCAACGTTGTGCAGCTTCATGATATGGGTGATGATCTCTGCCGACGCGGTCTGCCACGTCCGTTCCTGTTGCATATTCTGCATTAACATGATATGCTCCTTACATAATGTTTGGGGCGGTGCCGAAAGGCCCGCCTTTCTTTTTCTGCCAGATACTCGAAGTCTGGCTCTTCTTCATCATACAGCCCTGCAAACTCTTCATAGTCTCGGGCTTCCGTCTGTCGCAGATATCGTTCGTTCCTGCGTACTTGTTCACTGTTTTCCATGTGACCTCCTTCCTGAGTTCTCCAGTACCTTCTTGACATCATCTACGGACGTGACCCGCTCGTAGATGCCTCCCAGTTCTCTGACCCGTTGCTGGTAGTATTTCTGCTCAGTGGTCAGCTTCTTTTTATCCCGCTTTACTTCCAGACCCACAAACCGGCCCTGCGGGGGCACGATGGCGACAATGTCCGGCGCGCCGGGGTCCCCGAAGCGGATAAACCGTTTCCCTACCTTTATCGCCCCGCTGTTGTTACGGTAGGCTATGCAGTCCATCAGCTGCAGATACGCGACGATATCCCGCTGGATTTCCGCTTCCAGCCGTGCCTGGCTCTCTTCTGATAGCTTCATATGCCCTCTCCCTTTGCAGCAATTCACTTCCTGCTCTCCACCCAGTAGACGATGATGCCGCCGACGGCAAAGAAGATAAGAAATACGATTGCTACCGCTCGTAGTATCGGTCCGATCATCACTTCCTCCATGCCTCCTGTTTTAAAGTGCCCGACGGCCGGAGGTAGAACCGCCGGGCTGAAATTACGCTCAAGCATTTTGGTTTTCTCAAAATGAATGGCTCGCTCGGCCCACTTGGTTTTCTCTGGCTCGATGGCCCGCTCTTTGGAGATGGTTTGCTCAATGCCGTCGGCTCGCTCACAAAGACTGGTTTCCTCTTTTCGCTTGGCCCGCTCCGTCGTCATGGTTACCTCACTTTTCTTGACTCGCTCTCACAACATGGTTTTCTCAGTAATGTTGGCTCGCTCTGTCTGCATGGTCTTCTCCAGCATATTGGCCCGCTCTACACTAATGGTTTTCTCCGCTTTCCTGGCTCGCTCACCAGACATGGTTTTCTCTTGTTCCCTGGCTCGCTCTCGTTCCGTGGTCACGTCTCTATCTCCACAGATTTGACTTGTAATTCATTAACGATCATTTTTAGCTTCTTTATCAGGTTGTGTGCCGCTTCCAGCTGGGAGCTCACACCTTCGAAGGAATTCAAATAAAACTCGATAGCCGCGAACATCGAAGTTTGGCTGGCCGTGTCCGCATAAGATGAAAGGTTTAGGTGTGCGTGCTTTTCTAATTCGGCACTCACCCTCTCGGCGTTTTTTATTGCTTCGCTGATTTCTTCTTTGCTATAATGCTTTTTCGCTTTCTCTTCTTTTTCGCGGAAGGCGGTCTGTTTCTGTTCTTCAAACTCCCGGTCATCTTTGTCTTTTTTGTACTGGTAGTCCGTGGACCGATCCCATGTTTCCGGCTTGTCTCCGGTTTCTTCGAACTGCTGTATCTTTTGCCGGTTTTCTTGTTCCCTCCGTTTCTTTTCCTGCGCCTCGATGGTTTCTATTTGGTGGTAAGCTTCCTGCAAATTCCGCACTGTGCGGATTTTGTCGAGATGTTTGTTAAGCTTCATATACCGCTCTGCGGTATCCTCAGAAAACGGCATATTCTCTTTCAGCCACGGGAGGAACCCTCCGTGGTTCAACTCTTCTTTTGCCTCTGTTAATAGCCGCCCAGCTTCGAGTGCATAATCAAGGGCCTGTTTCATAGAGCTGTGTATTCCGTTATGGCATTCGATGATTCTCTTTGATCGATCAATCATTACTGTGTCAATCACCCCTCTACCTCCGCTCTATGCTTTTCCCAAAGTCTCAATATGAAATCGATGCCCTTGTTTGTGACAACGGTAACCATCTTCATCCCTACAGGCGTTTCTTTTTCCGCTTTCGAGAAATATCCGCTGTCGATATATGTCCGCGCCGGTTGGTTTTTGTAATTCTCAGAAGAAAGCAGAACGCCCTCATATCGAAGCCATTCCATCAATTTGTTTCTTCCTAGCCCGGTTTTCTTTTCGAGAAGATCGGCAGCCTCTTTCATGCTGAATGTAGTTTCATCCTGCTTAGCAAGTCGGCCAAATTCTGCATCTGGCTCAAGCTGTTCGATAATCGCGGTTAAAACATCGTTCGTTCTCTTCGCGCTCTCAAGCGCGTTAACGATTTCTCTACCGGTAAGTTCCTTCACGCCACTACCTCGCTACTTCAGCTTCTTTTTCAACTTCCCGTTCCAGCTTCTCTTTTATCGCCTCAAGGACCCAATCTTTTTGATACATCTCGCGGTCTATCGTTGCGAGAGTTACGCGCTTATGGGTTTCTTTATCTACCGGAACATATAGAACTTTTCTTTTGTCCATGTGCCCTCCCTTGACAAATTTTATGGTGTTATGTAGAATTGCTTAACTTTCCTGCCGAAATTACCGAGAACAACTAAAAACAGCCCCATGCATTGCGTGAATAGACAGGTTATCTATTATCGGAAGCATCAAATATAAATACCTGCCCAATAACTATTTACGGAACTATTTTGCCCTTCTCTAATATCTACACACCATCAGAACACATTCATTATACATGCATTTCGTATCTTTTGTCAAGAAAAACTTTTAGTTATTGTTTTTTTTGTATATGAGGTATATACTTAGTATTGGGGGGGGGCACCTTAATTAAGGAAGTGTCCTATGGTACAAGTATGTATCAGAGTTCCGGAGTCCTTGCACGAAGCAATCAAGAAAGTTTGTGCACTGGAATGCAGATCGATAAACGAACAAGGGTTGTATATGTTTTACATGATGTGCTCACAACATGGGCTTGAGGTTCCGGTCGATTATGAACAGAACCAGAAGCTTGAACGTTCTGCGCGCAAAGAAGACACACCCGACGTAAAGAGAGGCCGCATACTTCGGGAAGAATGGGAACAGCGAATAAAATAAGCTCTCCCAGGGAGGAAGAAAAATGAAAAGAGTCCTGTTGGTTATAGCCTTCACGGCTATTACCGCAACTGCATATTGCGATTTCAGCGATGCGGTATTTTGGGATACGGAGTGGAGCTTTGGCCGAAAGTATTCAATGGCAATAGCTCTACATCAGGGTTTTGTCTCTAGCTACAGAATCATGAACGCTTCTGGATTATCGAGAGTGCTCCCAGACACCCCGGAAAGCCTACTTGCTCTTGATAGATACGCTCAATATACACCGAATTCAGAAGATGAAGAAAAGTTAGATGCTTTTTTTACGTACGTCATCAAGTATATTGATGGATATTATACCCTTTACGATGAACCGCCTTTAGGAGAAGCTTTTCAAGAAGCGATAATCGCTTGGGATCGTAGCGGGAAATATATAGCTGGATACGGTGAGTAACACTGCAAATTTTGCGAGACGGAAGAAATGATGGTACAAAGATTAGGTGATGGGCAAAGTATATGTGGTGATTGCTGGGAACGGGAGTTTGACGCACCCGAACCCATATACGGATGGGTATCGGGAGAGTGCGACTTTTGCGAACGGTCTGAAGCCGTCACATCCCGGGAAAACGGGAAGGAAGGCAGTAGTCATCGTGACAAGAAATAAACCGCAAGGCCGCCAGCCAGAGCACCGAGAAGGATCCCTGCAGCCCCGCTACCCAGGCCCACTTTTATCTTCCCAATCCTCGAGGACCGCAATAATGTTTGATAGCGCTCTGATAACTCGGTCAAGTCCTGCTTCAATCGTCTGACCAGCTGCTCCGAGGCTTCCACCGATGTCCGCAATTCTGTCAAGGAGGTCTCTCTGCTCTCGATTTCTTTCTCTAAGCTGCGTATTTTCTTCTCTGAGTCCAGCAGTAACTTCTCGGTCTCGTTCAAGCTGTTCTGCAAGTTCAGTATTAAGCCGCTTTGCTCGCTCAGATTCTTCCTCAAGGCTTGCGATTCTTCCTTCAGCTCTATCAACTGCAGCTTGATACTTTTCAGCCTGGTCACTAAGTCGCTGACTGACAAAGATTCCTCTTGCGAAAAAACCACCGACAAACACAACAGCAATAGCAACAGCAACATGCCATACCTTAACATTCATTTCTTCTCCTCGTCGTAATTTGGAAACTTGAAACGTATGATCTTGTCCAGCGTATTGCCGCCGATGAACATCGCGCAGATCAGTATCAGCGCGGAGACAAAACAGACAACGACCGCGGGGGACAGTGACGCGGCCTGCTTCCACAGGATCCCGCCGAAAAGGATCAGCAGCACAACGATACCGACAACAAACGCCGTTGCTTTACGCCCTCTCATCCTCATATTCTCCACCCCCTATATCTCTCGAAATACGCGGACTTAAACCGGATGCTCTTCGCAACCTCGATGCGGAAGTCGTAAAACTCGCCCGGATGGTCCGCGAAGTATTCAGGACAGTGTTTCTCGGTAATATCGTAATGCCGCATGAGATAAGACGTCGGTAGGTTGTGCCGGTAGCAGATGTCGGCAAAGAGCTCTACGGCAGACACAAGGGTCCGGTCGGTAAGCTCGCCGGTCCAGTCCGGGTGACACAGCTCAACGCCGACGGTGCACAGATTCGGGGATAACGGCAGCGCGCAATAAAAGCCGAATGCGTCCTTTGCCTCGTCGGTGTACTCTTCCGCGCCGCAGTGATACGCAACCTCGTCCTCGGGCATCGTCTGCAGCACGCCCCCGTCTATGTCGATGATGTATTGTGTTGAGGCGTACCATTTATTATTTAGATTCTTAGTTTTACCGTCTTTCAGGCTTTCAAAAAAGTTCCTCGTTTCCCATGCACGTTGACCAGCTTTCCCTGTCCCGTGCACGACCGCCCCGAGGGTCTCGCTTCGCACGATCCCGGGTCGTGAGTATTTGTTGACAGGGATAAAGTCCTGCTTAATGTCCATCACCCCATGCCCATAATGACCAGCGTTACCAGCGCGCCTAATACGGCTGGAAAAGACAGCCCGAATATCCACTTTAATGTCCGTACCTCGTTCCGCACCGAGTTTATCGCCCCGTTTAAGTCCTGGTAGTCAACTTTTTCTTTAAGCCCCTCTTCATGCCTCGCGAGTGTCTCGCCCCAACCGTTATTGAATTTGTTCATGATTTTCTGCAGCACGGTTGTTACTCGCCCGACCGTTTTCTCGTGCTTTTCTTGCATTTTGGTTATGAAGATAATCTTCTCGTTGGTGACTTTTTCGAAGCTCTCTTGATTGCGCAGCATCAGGTCAATACTTTTTTCCACTGTCTGTAGTCGTTTTTCCGTCTTTTCGTCGAGCATTGTTGCCTCCTCACAGTCGCCCACCGGTATCATCCCGTGCAGGCTGCCGCTTAATATTTTTGTCTGCCGGTCCTTCATCACACCGCCTTTGCTTTGATATAACCGTAGAGCAGGATGTTTTCAGCACGGCTTTCGTTGGTTGTTCGGGCATCGGGGGAGTCAGCAGAATCGAAATCAATCTCAGGCTGTCTATAACCTGTGCCGCTTTCGTAAGAAGGCCCTTGAGCCCCTCCTCCAGAACCGTTTGTGCTCATAGCGCCATCAGCACTATCAAAAGATCGCAAAGCATTTTCGTTGTAGGTTTCTGTAGAAAAAGAACCTGTGATCCGTTGCATCGCATCAGCGACATACAGCCCTGCATTGTACATATACACTGTACCGGACGCACCGGAAAAGTCTGTTACCTGCGTTCCGCTTCCGCTGACAGCCGCCGCTTCCGTTGTCCATAACTCAATAGCCTGGTCGCTGTTCACCTTCCGAGCATAGTAAACTGTCCCCTCGGTAATGCCCGCCGGGAGTGTGCCGTCACCCGCACTAAACCGAACCGCCGTACCATCTCGATGAATATGAAACGGAGCCACGCCGGACGTTAAAGAGTCGTCATCGTCGATACGATCGTTTGCATTGTCGAAGTCAGCCGCAGCGACCGCCACTCTCGGTATCGCCGCCCGGGGAAATAACTGCGGAGGAGGAGCAGGGTAAAACATTCCCGCACCGCTCGCCGCATAGCCTAAGCCGGTATACGCCGCCTCGAACATGTCGCCGACAACGGCATACAGGTCAGCGTAGTCCCCGGTCTGACTTACCGCATCGGAGCCAAATGGCAGGAACCCGTGTGCCGCCCCGATGTTCGGGTTGAATGAGTACTTGATGTCACCGAGCATATACATTGCGTTCAGTTCGGCCGCGCTTACGGTCGCCCCGTCACAAACATTATTCAGCTCTGCCACGCTCGCCGTTATGCCTGCGTCCACGAGCCCGGCGGCTATGGTAAGCTCCTCTATCACGTCGGCCCAGGCAGCACTAGCCGGTGTCCCGGTGCCTTCGGATACCGTTACGTTGCCGTCGGAGTCGAAGGCCATAAACTGACTTTTGCGAAGAGCAGCAGGCGGTAGTTCCATGTCCGGCGAGTCGTCCGACATCGGCGCGGCTATCTGCCTGTTCAGCTGCGCGTGAAGGTCCTGCCGTTCCATGCACGCTTCATCAAACGCCGATTCAAGGTGTTCCATGTTTAGCGTGCTCTGGTTACGAAGGTTCCGTTCCTGCGTGTAGTCTAAGTCCCGTGATATCGTGATGGTGTAGGTGCTGTCGTATTCTTCCACGGTGTAGACGTTTCTGCCGGTCACAGTGTAGTCGGTGGTAAGCGTCAGCGTTGTTTCAGCCCCCGCCGAGTCGGTCAGCGTTACGATGAGGTCGGTGGCGTTTCCGTCCACGTCCAGGTTCACGGTCATGCCGGATGGGATCGGATACGGCCCGTCCCCGTTTCCGGTGAGCGTTACTTTTGTCGTTGTTCCAGGTACCATATCAGCTCCTTTCTACCCCTCCGAGTTTATCTGCCCAGTTTTCAGGGTATCCTTTGTAATAGTCAGCGTTCTTCCGGCTCTTATCGAGTCGCCATATCGCAGCCCGAATGATACTCGGCAGCCCGATGATGGGCAGGTACAGCGGTCCTGCGTAGAGAGACTGTTTTGCATGACCCATTTCGTGAGCAAGTGTCTTGTCGTCTCCCATAAACGGCACAAACACAAAGGGAGCAAGCGAGAGTCCCCACCGAGGGACCACGTCCACGAGGATGTAGCCGTCCCGCACATCGATTCTCTCTTTCCTTACAAACAAAAATACCAGTCCGCCGAGAAGTGCCTGTGGTATCTGCCACAAAATCAACAATATTCTTTTCATTTTCATCTCCTTATTGCCAACTTATCTGTTACCAAATAACTATTCTCATTCTTTCATACCCTGTATCACCAGTGTCTCCATAAACACACGGGATCTGTACCAGGTCAGCCCCAACACCTTGTCCATCGCTTTGACGGCTTGTCCCCCAACCGTATAATGTGATCTCGGTGGTAGCTGTTCTAACTGCGTGCGTAAAATGGATCGCCATATATGCAGTAACCCCACCTTCCATGCACCCGCCGAAAACAGGACGCGCATAATCAACTGCCGGGAAAAATTCGTCTATAGCTTCATAAATATCAGTTTCCTGTGGATCGTTGAATCCTCCGTTGTACACTGGCCCCGCAGGATAATTAAATGGTTTATCAAAAGAAAACTCATCTCTACTCTCATCCCAAAGCAGATTAGCGTCAGTAGCAAATTGAATATTACGATCGGCAGAGCCGGTTCCTAGAGTCAAGTCTGTTTTATCCCAGTAGTCAACCAGATACCAGTTCGTGCCGTTAGATATCATCCTGAGTCGCCCCTGCTGGCTCGTGAGCTCTGCCACGTCTACCTCGTCCTCACCGGCTTCGAAGGCTATGTGCACGACCCCGTCATCCGAGTCGAGTTTCTTAACGAATATCTCCCTTCCCGTGTTGTCCGCTGCGGTCGGCAGTACAACCGTGACCGGCGCCCAGGTCCAGTCCTCGTCTCCGTCGGGAAATGCGTCGGTCGTTAAGGTCAGCTCTGTTTCCGAGTCAACGGAATCGACTACTCCCCAGGTGTCGTCAGTCGTATTGTGAATATAGTCTCCTGCTACCACCCCGTCGGTAACGAAGGTCGCGGTAGAGTCTATCAGTTTATTTTCCGTGTCAGTCGTCGCCGTTCCGGTGATCCCGGCCCCTGTCACGACGAGAAATACCGCATACCCGTCATCGTCTAAGATAGTGTAGTTTTCTTCACTGAGAAGCTTTGTCCGCGCCGATCGGTCAGCAGCCTCATTCACCTCCGCTGCCGTTGCCGTGACCCCGTCGGCAACCCGGTTCATCTCTTCCGGCGTTGCGGTAACGCCCAGGGTCGTCAATGCGGCGGCGCCAGTGGTGTCATCAAGAAGGTCTTCCATAAACGTTGATACCGGCACACTGCCTATTGTCCCGGATGATGCAATAATATTCCCCGATGCGTCGCAGGCAAGGTATCTTGAGGCTCTGTTCGATACAACCGGAAGCTCGTAGTTAAGCCCGTCCGGGTCTGATATCGGGAACACCAGCTGTCGGCCTATCTGCTCTAACAGCTCGCGCCGTTCCATGCAGGCGGCGTCATAGGCGGTCTCCAGGTGCTCCATATTCAAGGTACTCTGGTTCCGCAAGTCCCTCTCCTGCGTAAACGGCATGGACCGGGCTATTATCAGCGTATACGAGCTGCTATAGTTCGAGACCGTGTATACGTTCCTTCCCGTGACCGTGTACTCCGTCGAGAACGTCAACGTATTCTCAACGTCGTCCGGGTCAACCAGGATAACCTTCAGGTTCGTTGCGTTCCCCCGCGCGGTCAACGATACGGTCATGTCCGAGGGAATAGCGTACGGCCCCTTCCCGCCCGTGCATGTGTAAGATACTCTGTCTGTCGTGCCTTCTACCATATTATTCCTCCTCGCCCCAGGTTCCCCCGATGAGTTCCCACGGGTCCTCGTTTATAATCGACTTGATGGTCCGTCGAGGCTGCACGGTCGGCAGTCCTCCGGTCACCATTGCGCTTTCAATCACCCTGAGTATCGTGCGCAGCTCCATGTCCGCGTCGTCTTTGGCTATCTGTTCAATATCCCTTATCAGCGCACCGATCTCTGAGGCTACCGGGACCGGATCAACACCGGTCCCCCACCATCCGGATATTCCGGCCTTAATATTCCCGCCGACAACCGGAATAGCGGATAACAGCTGATCTCTGACATCTTCGTACAGTTCTTCCGGTTCGTCAGGCACACGTCTTCGGCTCAACATGCCGATCATAAGACCAGAGATGACCACCGCCGAAGTCGTACCCATGGCATGGCCCCATTTGCGGTTTTTCAGGTCCTGCGGAATATCATGGGTAATCATGTTCCAAATCTGGTTGAGCTGATTGCTGAACATCAGAAACCAGTTAAGAATTTCGTTTGTACGGTATGCCTGGGGAAGGTCCTTGGCCGATGCCTGCGGCTGGGTCCTGAGTGTTACGTCCTTTGCTTTCCTGACGGCATCCTCATGGCTCAGGCCGTCGGCCTTGGCTTTGTTGTACACAGCCTTCCAGCCGGTTAATATCGCCTGTCGGTCCATAAACTGGATCATGGACATGCCGGCCTTTCCCACTTTCTGAACAAACCGATCATACGCGCCCCGGCCTTGCAGTTTCAGCTCTTCGGTTATTCGGTCGAAGGACCGGTATTTGACCTGCGGATCGCTCTCGTCAATAAGTCTTCTTGTCTCCTTTCGGTCGAATAGCATTTCCGTGGCCGCCCCGAGCATATGGAACGGGCCTGCATCTGCCAGGAAAAACGCGAGGGAAGGCAGCTGCTTAAGCGGCGTCAAGAGGTTAAAACCTAAATATGACAACGCTGCATGCGACCGGAGGACCCTGGATACATGATGCAGGGTATCGTTTACCTTGTAGATGTTCGGGTTTACCCAGTCGTTGATATATTTCTCAACCCAGTTGTTCATCTCGTCACCGAATTTCTGCCGGATCGCCCGGGAAACATCTTCGTTCCGGAATATCCTGTGCAGTCGTTTCGCAAGCTGCGCCTTCGCGATAAAGCTTTCTTGCTTCTGCAACTGGTCAAAGAAGAGATTCGTTGCCCCAAGCCTCATCGGTATCTGGGCCGCGCCTTCGTTGTGGGTTCGTTCGATAGTAAACTTTTTCCCAGGATATGCCCGTTTCAAAGCATACCGATCGAGTATTTCGTTCTTAAGTTCGTCCTTAAACGAGTCTATATTCTGGCCTGCCCGCCGTATCGGGAAGTACTTCTCTACCTTGACCATCTCTCGGTTTTCCGTCTCTCTGAGTATCTGGTTAATACGCTCGAAGTTTTCTTCGGAAAACTCGTCCATCATAAACTGTCCCCACCTGATATGTTTCTCCTCGAGTTGGGAGACCAGGCTGTCCACGGTGTCCGGGTCGATATTGTTTCCGTTGTAGAGGGTCGCTTCCGAGTCCTCGTCCTGCAGCGCAATCCACATATGGATAACGTCATCGACGGTATATTCCGCCCCGTCGGCCTGGAGAAGCCGTCCCAACTCTGCCGGAGCAATGTCAAGACTTTTCATCATGTCCTGGGCAATCTCATATCTGCGATTGAGTTCGACCAGTTCACTGTCCTGGGCGTCGTTTATGTAGTCTCTGAACAGCTTCTTAAAAGGGCCGCCGCCTAACACTTCGACGACACGGTCCGGGCGCATAAACAGATACTTCGCCTTCTTCCCCGCCGGGGTCCTCCGGGCCTCTTTTGCCTCTACACTTCCAACATTTTTGTCTGTAGGTGGGTACCCGCCGGTGACCGTCTTAAATATCGAGTTGATGTGCTGGTCAATCCATATCCGTTCTTCAAGGTCCATGATGTCTTTTTCGAGGCGCCCCATGTTCCGCAGTGACTTGACCTCGTCGTATATGTTTTCTATGTCGTCTATCGTGAGATCATGCACGCTGACCCGGTTTGCTTCCTTTAAGACTTCTGCCGGATATCCCGCGTCCGGGTTCTTGTCTATCACTCGTTTTAGATGCTGCCGGTCGATATACTCCTGGGCGCGGGGGCCCTTGACCGCGAGTCCTCCCTGTATTTCTTTGATCCTCTGAGCCTTATCCCAGGCGATCGCTGCAGAAGGGGGTTTCATGATACGAGACACCACCTTCTTAAAATAGTCTCGGGCATCTTTTGCCTGCTTCTTCGCCTTCTGCGCTTCCCGCATTTGCTGTTTCGCTTCTTTGACTGCCTGTTCCTTCTGCAGCCGTGCTTCCTGCCGTGCGGACTTCGTCGCGTCTTTCTCTGCCTCTTCAATCTCAGCTGCAAACTCTTTCAGTTCCCGTTTCCGTTTCTCGTGCTCCCTCGTCCAATAATCAACCCGTGCGTCCAGGTTGTAAATGCGGTCCTGATAACTGCCAAGTCTTTCCTTTGACTTCCGCAGGTCTGCCCTGGTCTGTGAGAGGTTCCGCTGTAGTTCCTCGATCTCGGCTGCAGCCGGGTCTGCTTCCCGTTCCCTCTGCATTTGTGCAAGCTCTTCAGTGTCTTCGAGCAATATAGCGAAATCTTCACGGTAATAAGCAGGGTCGGCCTTGATCTGGTCCATGGCCTTCTTATAGTGTGCATCCGTTATGTCATTGTTTTTGACTGCGGCTTTCGCTGCCGTCTGGATAACACCGTGTAGGCCCTGGATGCTGCCCCGCCTGATGGCCTCTTGCAAGTAACCAACCAACACAGGTTTTGTCACAGATTCAACGAACTTTTGGTTGCCGATGGTAAGGCTTAACTGGTCTGTACCCCGGCTGGGGTCCGCCTTCATCTTCGACTGATTGTAAATGTACTCATGGTACGAGGCTGGTCGACCCTGCGGATCCATCGACTGAGCGAAGGACACATACTGGTCCATCGTTTCGAAAGTGATAGCGTCTGCCGCGTATTCGCTCCTGGTACGGAATTCTTCCTGTGCCCAGTCTTCGTCAGCGTATTCCTGCAGGACGTTATCGGGGACCGGCAATCCGGCCTCCACTGCTTCACGGACGGAGTCGCGGTGTGAGAAGTCTTTGTAGAGAATATTCGGACTGTCCGGGTCCCAAACGCCCTTGTTATAGACTGACTTTATCTGTTCGGGGTTCAAGGGTATGTAGGTCTTGCCTCCGGCTTCCAAGTCTTCGTAGATAACGCCGTCATAACCGTACTCGGCCATAAAACTTTTCAGATCTTCTTTATATAATAGCGTTGCAAACGCAGCCGAGACATCATCTCCTAACGATATCCCGTCATACTCTATCATACCCCGAAACGGGTCTTTCTCGAGAAGCTGTTCAACGTATTCTTTCTTTGTCCCCTGAAACTCTTCCTCTTTGATCCACCCGGACAATTCGCTTTTGTAGAACTCCAGCAACATATCGCTTGTGATTTGAGTTGCTGATGCCGGATCTATAGGTTTGCTGATCGATAAAAAGGCCGGAGTTATTCTCCCCGATCTTCCCTCCTCCATCGGGTCTTCGCCAAACAACTGCAATGATGCTTCGTCTGCAGTGTAGCTGTCATCAATACCTCCCAGCACGGCATAAGCTGACGCAACAAAAGGGTCGTCGGTGAAATAGGCGGCCCCCATGTTCCCTCTGCTTGACTCCGACCGGAACGCAGATGTCTCGGTTGCCCCGCCATGATAAACAACCAGCGGGTCCCCGTTCTCGTCAACCACCTTACTGTCACCAAACCACTTTCTGAAAGCTTCACTGTCTACCGGCGGAGCTGGCTGGAAGAGGATGTTAGGATTGTCCTGGTCCCATGTGCCTTTGTTGTGGACTGACTTTATTTGGGTGTTCTGCAAGGGGACCCATGCGGTCACCTCACCGATATGCTCATCAATGAGGATCCCGTCGTACCGGAACGAAGGGTCCTCTCTCTGCTTTCTCCTTAAAAAAACAAACAAAGTATTGGCTGTTGTAAAAGGGACCTTTTCGTCCTTCGTCAGAGAGGTATATCTTTTGTTGTCCCGATATGTTTCTTTCGCCCAGGGGACAAATTCATCATTGTACATCTTCCTAGCTGTTTTATCATTTTCCGGATCGAAGGGCCTTTGTATGCTAAGGTATGCCGCCATCTGCTTGTCCCCGAAACCTTTGGTATATTCTTTTGTTTCTGTAAAAAAGTTGGGGAGCCAGTTGTCAAACTCGTCAAAAAACTTATCAGTCCCATGATAGACCACCAAAGGGTCACCATTCTCGTCGACGACCTTGCTATCGCCGAACCATTTTTTGAAAGCTTCACTGTCTACCGGCGGAGCTGGCTGGAAAAGGATGTTTCTCTCGGTCATGTCCTGGACAAGGGCTGCGCCCGTTTCTGTCTGCATACCCGGTTCAATCGGCATTCCTTCATTTTCTTTCCTGATACGGACTAAAAGCTCACGAGCAGCACCTTGCCGTTGGTATTCAGGAAAGGTCTCTATCATGTTTACGTGTATCTCCTCATCAAATATCGAATAGGCTACTTGAGAAACAACTTCTCCGGAATCGTCCAGCAAACCGGCGATATAATCATTTTGTCCGTGATGATAGTCACGGTGAACGTTCTTGAATGTCCATTTATCAGACAACTGGTAGCTGTCTATCGAGGTGTTATTTACTTCCTGATAAAGCACTCCTTCGCCCTGCAACTGCTGCGCTTTCTGGCCAGGGGCAAACAGGCGATCGTACACGCCCCGTATCTCCGGTGACAGGTCCCACCGTTCCCCGATATAGGCAAACACTTTCCGCATCCACTCAGCAAACTTCTGAAATACACTCCGAAGCTGCTCACTCGGAGCGTATCCTTCCTGCAGGTATCTCTCAAAGTGTTTGGCAAACTTCTCCTCTGCCTCCCTTGTCCAGGTCCCTTCCTTCACACCGGCCCATTCTTCGGCAGCTCGAAGGTCTTCTCCCATGAGCTCCTTCCGCCATACGTGGGCCATCTCATGGGCAAACGTAGAGAAGTCACTCGCCTTAGTCGCATGAAACAGAGCCTTCGCGTCTTCGGTAAACTCAATAGCGCCCCTACTCTCCTGCTTCATAACGCCCCGGGTCCGGTCCTGTTCAGCAAAGATCTGCGGCTGGAAGGTGGTCGAGAGATACTGGTCGCGGGTCATCCCTAGTGCCTCAGCTCTGAGTTGGACGAGAATGGCGGCCCCTTCTACTTCTTCCTCTGCAAGCTGCGGCATATTGTCCGCTATCCGCTGCTTGAACTCATCGGAAAAGATAAGCTCTCCGCGCTGCTGTACCCGCTCGTCAATCGTCGACTCCCATTCTGTTCTGGTCATCATCCATGGCTTCGGGTTTTTCTTTACCTCTTCTTTAAACTTCTGGTCCCGCAGGAAATCAATCTCCCGCTGGTTCTTGATAAGCTCTGCGGCCAATACGGTCGGCTGGTCTGCGTACTTCTCCTCAAGCTTCGCCTTTTCTTCTTCGAGCACGCGGATCTCTGCGTAGACGTCCATCCCTAACCGTGCGTTTACTTCTTTTTTATCCTCGGGCGTCAGGTCCTGTGCCACTTCGTCATAGAGTTTTTCCACCTGCTCTCTCGGCTTGGTATCTCTGAGTTCCCGTACATTCACGGTCATCGCGTTCCCGACTAGACCGGGTAGGCCGATAACAGAAAGTCCCGCCGCAGACGACTTCGCCGTTTCCATGATCCTCGGGATAGCGTCCTGCCATGCGCCCTCGTACTCCGTCCCGTGGACCTGGTTGTTCACTCGTTTTACGAGGTCTTCCGAGGCAATCTGTATAACTTCCTGTATAACCTCCTCTCCGGTCTCTGTGGCAACGTTCATGCCGTAGGTAAGCGCAAGTTTCCCGGCGGAAGACTTTGTTACCTTCCCTGCAGCTTCCTTAACTACCTTTCCGATGTTCGAGCGGACGATATTCTCAAGCCCCGGAAGGTTTGAGAGGATCTGGTTTACCTGTACCGTCTCGACGAGTGCAGAGAGGAACCCGCCGCCAAGGGCGGCCCACTGCGCTATATCTGGATCGACTCCTTCATTCACCATGTCCATGAAGAAGTTGCCCCCCTCAACGTGGAATGTTGACTCCGCTGTCCCCCAGGCCATACCGACGGAGAACCCTGCGATCGCAGCCCCGGGGACCGTGGCGATTTCTTCCGGCACAACGGTTAAGGGGGGCACCTGTCCTGCGGCTGCGGCGGCTCCGGCAAAAGAGGCCGCAAGCCCGGCACCTCTCTGTGCACCTTTCTTCATGCCTTCAAACATCATCGGCCACATGTTTGCCGCCTGCCCGACTGCCCAGAGAAACGGGTTCTCTGTTTCCTGCTCATAGAGCTTTTGCATTTCCTGATCCAGCTCCTGACTTAACTCGAGTTTTTCTTCGTCTACACCGTTCTGCAGCATATCGAACCCGAGTCTTCCACGCTTGGTTATCAGTTGCCCGATCTCGTGCATGCTTCCTAGGTACTCTCTCGCCTCGGTCGCCTTCATCTCCATGTATTCCCTCCCACCACCTCTGCCGCCGTTCGCCATGACTTCTATTAAGGAGTCCACGTTTTGATACGCGGTCTCGAACTCGATGTCCGTAGCGTTGGAAAAAGCCATGGCAACGTCTATGCGTGCCCGTTCTTCCTCCGGGTTCGGCATGGACTCGGTCTGCCGCCATAGGTCGGCTTCCTTGGTCCCTGGCTCCGGCACGTTGTTGAATACAAAAGGTTTAATCTCGGGCATGAGACGAAACTTCTTCTTTTGAGGATATTCGTTCTCTGTCGGGCGGAACTGTGATATCGTCCCTTCAAGCGCTTCCTCTCTGGTAAACAGTTGAATATCAGACATCAGTAGACCACCCACCATTCGCCTTTTTCATCTTTAATCATTAGGTCACTGCTCGTGAATACTTCCCCGCCGACGACTGTGGAATGTTTCTTCTTGCCGAGGCGCCCTTCTGCGGCAAGGTCCTCTTCCTTGTACCAGTCACCGTCAACATAGTAGATAGCCCCCAGCTCCGGATCGTTGTATACCCTCCCGGTCTGGTCCATTCGTTCTACGGAATACGGCACGAATTTCGTCTGGTCCCGAAACGTCTCGGCCACCCACCGGTTGCCGTCACGGTCTCTCAGGACAGGTCGTATCCCATCGTGGTAAGCGACCGGGCTTCTCCTGTCCAGTCGCTGGCGGTCATAGTCCCGCCGATCCTGGTTGTACAACTCTACTAAATAGTCAGTGTAGATCTCTTTTATTGGCTCGTATCTTGACCGTAGGGCTTCATCCCACAGCACATAATAACCGTTTGATATAACGTCGTTGAGCTCGTTCATCGTATGATACTGCGCCGCGTATTCCCGGGGGTCGTCTATGATGTCTTTTGCATCCTCCCCCGCCATGGTCTCGATAATGTTGTCACGCTCAAAAGGTATCAGAAAGCTGTCCGCAAGCTCCTGTACGTTCTTGTACGTAGCAATGTCAGTTTTCCGGACCCCCTTGTCGTCGTAGACCATCCCCTCAACCAGAGTATCGAACTGTTCGCGGGCCACGCTGGCTTCCGGGTTCTTTCTCGCTACTGTGTCAAACCGTTTGTGGATATCTTTCATGACCGGGTCTTCATCTCGGTTCAGGTTCTCGTCATACAACCTGTCCGCCTTGTTTCCACTTCCTTGCCCGAGCAGACCTCGAGAGTTGTATTTGTTTATTTTCTGCTCCACAATGTCCGGATGCACGCCCTCGCGGATATCTTTTCTTATCTCCGTTATGAATGGAGATGCGTCTATATCCATCCCCTGTCCCCTCATCGTGCGCTCTTTCTCTGCCTGTTCTATCCGAGCGTTGAGCATGTTGTCCAGTCTTAACGCACGCTCTGCACCTAAGCCGTTGGACCTCAGAGTGTTTATTCCATCATAGGACAACTCGTGGTGGCGGAAGGCATCCAGCCCCTTCTCCCACATCTCATCATCTATTTTTTGTAGTCGGTCCTGCTCGCGGCGGTGGATATCTTCCAGCTTCTTATACATGTTATTCCGGTCTTCCTGGCGCAGCTCCGGCGCGAGAACATGGTCTCCGCTCTCATCTCTTTCCATGAGCTTCTGCATCGCCTTCTCCGGGTCGGCTGCAGCGAGGCCCTTGAAAACCTGTATCTTCATCATCTCATACAGCCCTTCGTCGTAAAGCCTGAGAGCCTCGTCTCGTGATACGTATTTGTTTTCGACAGCCCCTGGAACGCGCATAGTCGTTATTTTTTCCCTCGGCTCCCCAGTCTCTAAGTACGCGTCCTTCTGGTATGATCTGGCGTGTGCGTCAAGATAGCGCCGAAAGGCCTCTTTCGACATCTCTTTTTCCCGATTACGTATGACTCGGGTAGGTGTGTAGTACTTCTCTACCGCAGCGTCCGGGTCTTCGATATACGCTTCTATTTCTTCCGGAGTTCCGCCATAATTCTTAGACTTTCTGCCATCTGGCGTGTTCTGCCACTCACTGACGGACATCGGCGCACCACTTTCTGCCGGTTGTTTAGGGCGATCGACAATGTCCTCACCGAAAAGGACCCGTTTCAGCATGTCTTCGTCACCCTTCTCTATGGCGTTCTTCATCTGGTATTTCATAGAGGCCTGACCGTGCGCATGGTCTTTTTCCAAGACGAGTCGCTGTACCTGCGTCTCGTACTGCCCCTTTAAGCCTGCAAACTTCGATTCGTATGCTTTCGCCACGGCAGGGCCCATGTCTGCCGTCTGGTCCTCATACAGCTTCTCCTGTGCTTTTTCGAACCGCTCCTCAAACTGTTCATAGTTAGGATCATATTCAAACTGCTGGTAGAGCTGGTCGAACGTGTTTTTTGCCTGGGTCTCCGCTTCCCGGATTTTCGTCGCAATATGTGCCTGCTGCAGCTGACCCAATACGCTGAATAGTTGCTGCCCGAACTGCATGATGTTGCTTGCCATCTGCTGGTTAGACTTCCGTCGCTCGAGCTCAAACTTCTTGAGCATGACCTCGCCTTTTTTCGGGTCGAACTTCGGGAGAAGACCCTCTGGTATCGGCTTATACGCGGTCTGCGGGGTCCTGTCAGCGTACACTTGGCGTTTGTATGTTGGTATGCGTGGCATCCTAACTCCTGTTATTCCATATCATATGGCCCGGTCCATGGGTCACCAGCGTCCGTGTCCGTGTCCGTGTCCGGTTTCTCCGGGGGAGTAAAACCTTCCGGCGGGCCGCTGTCTCCAGAGTCCGTCGGCTCTTCCTCTTTATAAAACTTATCGTATATGCCCTGATAGATATCCGCCCAGCCACCGGCAACCTCTGCCTTGCCCTTGGCTACAGCTGCGTTGTCTATGGCAACAGTCGCCTGTGTTTCGTACTCGCCGATATTCCGCTCTATCTTGGCCTGCAGCTCATCGATATCGAGCGCCGCGTTCTCGGCTGACTGCTCATGTAGTGTCTGAACCGTTTTGGAAGACCGTTTGAAACCACTAGATGCAATCGCCGCACCCTGCACCTGCGCAAGCTGTTCCTGGATGAGCCTTTTCTGCTGAGGTCCCTTCGTCTCTTCCAGGAAGGTTATGGCGTCAAGATAGTCCTTTGCCTGGACCTCATACGTTCCAAGGTCATCTTCTCCGGCACTTTTCAGATATTCCTCGAAACCAGACAGTGACTTGTCGTACTCCCCGGTGCCACCTGCTATCTCGAAGGCTTCCTGTTGCTTCTTGTATTCCCCTATCTGCCCCTGTAGCTCTTCACCTGCTATTTCTTTCTGTTCCTTTTTGTTGAGAAACCCTGTTATTAGGTTTGTGGCGGAAGCTCCTATGCCAAACAGAGTCCCGATCGCCGCTATCACTGAGCCTACTGCCATCTTATCCTCCCATCACCATGTCTGCCCCGAGGGCGAGTATCGTCGCCGGGGTCGGGTCTGTGTGCAACATGACAATATAGTTTTCCGTGCTCCATGCGCCCGGGAAATGCATCTCTTTATCCCCATTATACAGAGGCGGCGCTTCGCCGGTCTCATCTTCTCCACTCCGGAAAACGACCTCTTCCGTATTGTCCTCGTCCGGACCGATAGAAATACCGAGGGTCTTATAAAAGCGGGAGCGCACCTTGCATATTCGTTTCTTCTTGAGCATCTGCCCGGCTTCTATCCTCATGGTCTTTAACGTCCCCTCGTACCCAAGGCCGTAATGTATCCTGTTAAAGTATCCGTCCAGCGTTACCTCTCCGCTGGACACGGTTTTGTCCGCGTGCGTGCCGCCGTCTACCATCAAGGCGATGGTCTCACCCTCGAGTTCGGTTAGCCCGGTCAGCTCCGTCACAACCCTGTACACGGTGCCCCCCGAGTCATATGCGGTATAGTCGTCCGTGTCCAGCGTGTCTATGCTAAAGTCCGCGCCGGAGACGTCTTCTATCTCGTATGCGTGGCCGTTGAGCTCTGTCATCCCGGCAATGTCTTTGAAGTAAACATAGTCCTCGTTACTCCACCCGTGCGCCGCTGAGCAGGTCACCGTGAGGTTAGGTGTTTCTACACATTTCCCGCCGTCTGAATATGCCGTATAGCCGGACGTGTCCTCCCCGGACAGCTCGAAGGTGTTGGCTGTAGCCCCCGCGACGGTAAACTCTCTACCGTTAAGCTCCTCCATCCCTTCTATCTCATCGAGCCGAACCGTGTCGCCGTTCGAATATCCATGTCCGGAAATGGTCACCACCCCAGGGTCTGCCTGTGTTATCCCCTCTATGTCCTGTACGGTCTTCGCGGTTATCCCGGTGACAGTCTCCGATCCGTAGTCTACATATGTCCCAGCATCTACGTGGTGCGCGTCCTCCTGGTCCGTGTGTTCGAAAGCGTCGAAGTACTCAACATACTGCACCGTGCTGCCGTCTATCTCTCGCTCAACAATCGCCCATACCTCGTCATAGTCGCCGTTCGGGACCACGGCTACAGACTTAAAAGAACCGTTTGTCACAAACCTCGACCAGGCAAAAACACTCAAGGCCCGGTCATACGCTAAGACAGCAACCTCCCCGTCATTTCGAATAAATAGTACAGCCGGATAGGGCGCCTGCGTAAAGGCGAACTCTACCACGCCATCCTCAAGAATGTGGTCTGCCCGCGCCGTTAAGTCCGGCGACTGCTCAGAGGCGTCTTTCGACTGGTAGTAGTAGTTTCGGACCTGTCTGCCGCCCTGCTGGACGAAAAGCACGTCAGAACCTACCAACCTTCCCTGTATGTCCTCAGAACCAAAGGTCGACCGCCATGTGAAGTTTGGTGTTGAAGTCCCCTTTATTGCTCCCGACTCGTCCGGCATTATCAGCCCTTCACCTAAGAGCGTCCCGACCGCGATACCGCCGGACACCGCCTCCATCCACATCACCGTCCGGATTTTTGAAGCAATGATGTCGAACTCGATCCCATCTGCTTCCACAACAGGGTCCGAGACGGTGAAGTCGTCATAGTCATCTTCTTTCGAAGCGTAGATCGTCGATCCGGAAGCAAACCAGACCCGGTCCTGCCAGAAGGTTATTGCCTGCGGGAAGTCGGAAGCCTCGAACTGGTTGTCAGTAAACTCTATCGCCGTTGCATTTGACCAGGATGTCCTGCTGGTATATGTTATCTTATACGGTCGATAGTCCGGGTGCACCAGCCAGAGGTCATCCCCCAGCTGAAGATATTTTACCTCGAACAGCTCATCGTCCCCGTAGGGTATCGTCTGCTCGACAGCCCCCACACGGGCGTGCTGCTCGTCGTACACCCAGAACTTTTCGTTGTTGAACACCAGTAGATACGTCTCTTCTGCTGACCGGACAAACGGGATAAGTCGAGCGGCAACGGAGCTGTCTTTTACTTCCCCGATGTAATACGTCCCCGGCCTGAACATAGCACCGCCTTGGTGGATGACCAGAAAGTTTTCAAGCTCCGCGCAGCCCTTCCGATAGATAGACAAGTCTACCCGTCCGTCAAACTTCCGGCTTATTTCTCCAGCGGTGAAATCGGTAATGTTCACACTCTTCTTAGGCATTAGTCACCCCACGGAGCAAGCCAGGAGGTGGTTGTTTCCTCCGCAACCGCCTCTTCTAAGTCGTGCGCCCTGGCCTCGTCGAAGGCCCGTGCCTGCCGTACTTCCGCCATCGCTTCTTTTTGCATATCGCCGGTAATCCGGAAGGCAAGCTTCCAAGCCATGTACTCGGCAAAGAAAAAGACAAACCCGGCATCGTAGTCTGTGACGTCCGCGACCCGTCCAATATACTTTACCTTTGCGCTATCGAGATCGGTGTACAAGGTCCGGCCCTCGATGATGTACGGATAATCTTCCCGGTCAAGCTCTACGTTGTTCTCGTCGATCAGCGTCAAAACTCTCAGGCAATACGGGTCCTCCGGCAGCGTGTAGTTCCACTCATAGACTGTATTGTTCGTGTCCGCCGAGTCTGCCAGCGTCTGCCGCATAGTCGCGAACGCCCAGTTGTGCCGCCGTAACGCCTCATCTAAAAGCGGGTTGTAGTGCAAGTTGCAGAGGACTGACACGTCATCCAGGTCATCCAGGGACGATATCTGGCTTTCTCCTAATGAGTTAAGTGCCAGGTTACAAATGTCTACTTTGGAATTAACCATCGTTTCCCCTAAAGAGGCCCCGCCCGAAGGCGGGGCGGTTGTTGGTTACTCCAGGCGGATGTCCGCGTTAAGCTTGCCCGCTGCGAGAACAGAAGTAACGATAACGGCTATGCCGATATGGTCCTTGCCCTCCGTAACATCAGGCGGAATCGGAAGCCTCCGGGTTTCGCCCTGCGTGATGAGAAAGCTGTCACTCACATTCGTGCTTGGTAGCAGCTCGTACACCTTGTCCGAGGTCAGGGGGTCAGCCCCATTGCTCGCCACAAGGTCGATACGCAGATATTCTCCGGAAGAATCCTCGGTAAACGCGGTGTCTACCTCGATATTTACATACTTAGGCGTCCCTTCACCGGGGTCTTCAATGCTCCCGAGGTCTATGATCGTCGAGAGATTGTCTCCGGCGGTTATCGCCTGGCCGGCAAACAAAGAAAGTTTATCGTCTAACATTTCAGGCCCCCTTAAATGTCGTTCTCGGTGTTCTTGAGCCCACCCATCAGTTTGAGAGGTATGCCGTTGAACGCCCAGACCGGGTTCCCCCACGGGTCCTTCTTTGAGGACTGAGAAAGAATTCCGGGTTTCGCGTTATTTGCGGCCCAAAGCTGCCCGAACACAGTGGCGTTCACATAGAGGACCACGTTGTCGTAAGACCCGTATTCCTCATAGATGTTTACCGCCATTGCCGTCAGGTTGTCCGGGTCAACAGTGTCAGTACTGTCGATGGACCCGAGTCGCTGGACTGCAACGTCTTTTACTACACAAAGGCCGAAAGTGATGCCGAAGACGGTATTCCATACCCACTGCTGTTCACCGGTCGTGGTGTTTACAGTAATGAGCTGCTTTCCCATCGGATCACGGACGATGCCGTGTTTCTTTGAACCTTTGGGATAGACCAGGAACATTCCGTCCGGTCCCCACTTCACCATGAGCGCCGAAGAACAAACACTGTCAGTCGTCGACCCTTCGTCGTAGACGTTGTCGTCCGACGGGTCATTGTACCGAGTAAAAAGTCCTTCAACATTCCCTTCGATGCCAGTCCCATAAATGAACTGTTCCATGAAGGTCCTGCTCGCGCCTTCCCAATGAAGTTTTTCTTCATCGGCCCTAAATTGCGGAAACTTGCTTCCCTCAAGCTCTTCGTATTTCACGTCGAGGTTCATGTGTCCCTCGAAAGCACATACCGGAACGGTCTCCGGCTGTGTCTGAGCATTTCCGGGAACAACTCCGCTGTTGAGTTTTCGTACAGAGAGGCTCGGATACGATACCGCTTTGTCGAAGGTGTGCGACGTGTTGTCGTTCGCTTCGCGCCAGAGAGCATCGGAGATGAGAGGGTTCGCCTTCATCGTGTGGGCGATCTCTAAAAGCTCCTTTGCTTTGTGACGGTTACCGTATTCAATGAGCGTCATGTAGGATGCTATTTCAGTAGCCATAATATTAGCTCCTTGAGATAATCGTTGTTCCCTCTCCCCTCGAAGAAGTGATCCCGATTACCCCTTAGAACCGTCTGACTACTCCCCGTACATGACGGCTTTGGTCTTTTTCCGGCCTAAAGGCTGGTCGAAACCTTTCAAAGGCTTCGGTCTATTTAATCAGCACAACGTGCTGTCTCTAAATAGCTGCATTCAAATATGCTTCCAGGGCCCGGACCATTTTGTTGCGGTCCTCCCTGGTAAAGTCCGTGTTCGCCGCGAATTTCGTTTGAAGTGCGGCCAGCTCACGGATATGCTGATAGTCAATGTTTTTTGCCAGCTCGATCTTGTCGTTGATATTGTTCGCCGCCATCCACTTAGTGATGACGCCGTCCGATATCGCGACGTTCGCCCACTTCGGCTCGAAATAGGCCCGAACCGCCTCGACCACCTTCGCGCAGTCACTTTCACTGAAGTCGGTTCCTGCACCGTGCTTTACCTGAAGACTGGTCATATGCGCCTTGTGAGTCTTCCCGACATGACTTGCAGCTTCTATCAGGTCACAAACGCCGCTCCCCGCAAAGAACGCGGTCAAAACAGCATCAGTTGTCGCTAAATTCGCCATAACTTACTCCTATCTTTTCTTCTGAAAATACTCGGGCATATCAGGGAATCGCTCTGCAAGTGAAAGCTCGTTGCTGCTTTCGCCGCCGCCGCTGTCTTCCGGTATCGTGTCTTCACTGATGAGTTTTCCAGCTTCTGCCGCTATCCGGACCAGCTTTTCATGCTCCCCCGGGTTCTCGAGAACAGTAGAAGCAAACTCTTCTCCGCCGTACTGCTTCAAGAACTTCTCCGCACGGAAACTCCCCTCTTTCCCGATCTCGTTCTTCACCTTCTCACCGAGCTCTTTAGCCTGCTCCTGCCGCTCCTCTTGTCGCTTTTGCAGGATCTCGGCAAGCCCTGAAATCACGCCCACTGCCTGGTCGTTGCTCAGCTTGTTGTTGTACGACAGGTCCCTAAATGACTTCTCGAAATCCGCGTCTCGCTCAACTCCCTCGGCGGGCTCTCCAAAGTCATAGTCATCTGAGGACTGCGGGAGTTGTACACTCGACTGCTCTGAGAGGTTGATATACCGCTCAGTTAAGTCATTGAAGTCCTGCACGTCACTCAAAGCCTCATGGTCACGCAACTCTTTTCTAAGCTGCTCCTTGTAGATTTGAGTCCTCGGTTCTGCGTTCCCCCCGGTTTCTCCCCCGGCTTCGTTCCCGGAAGGCTCCCCACCAGCATTGACTGTCGCACTGTCTGCAGCTTCACTTCCTGCAGGCCCGCTGTCTCCGCCGGAAGGCGCCCCCTCCGTGTCATACAGAAATCTAATCATGGTATTCTCTCCTTACGGTAAGCAAGGCGCGTATTACCTTCTTCGCCAGCGTTACCTGTTCTTCTCTATTGTCAAAACGCGGGTCTGGGAAGACCCCCATTTCCTGCCATATCTGCGTCGCGTAGTTCCTCATCGCGACATCGGACGGGTTCAGCGCGTAGTCGAAAAAGCTCATATCGAGAAGCATTTCTGCCAAGGTCTCGACCCGGAAGTCTTCCGGCCCGGAAAAGGTCAACCGGTATTTGTTACTCCGGTCCTGTTGCAGTTCCTGCTCGCCTCCCCCGTGTACTTCCTCTGCTTTTTTCCCTAATGGTTCATCCTGCACCCTGACTCTCCTGCGCCATCTTCTGCATCGGGCTATTCTGTTCCGCACCCTTTGCCAGTGCCGGCATGTTCTTTATCATCTCCATCTTCTGTGCGAACTGTATCTGCTGTTGCTTCGCGGCAGCCCGCTGTTGCCGTATCTCTTCAACCATTTCCTCTGATCGCAGTCGCTCAGCTGCACCGTAGGAAGTTATCAGCCCGCGATAGGTCTCGTCAGCATCTAAGTTGTCGATACTGCTCGGGGCCATTTGCACAACCATTGCCCCTACTTCGAGGGCCTGGACAATCCCCTGGGTCTCAACCAGCTGCTTCTGCGCCTGCGCCAGTGGTCCCAAGAACTCGAACTTTATCTCAGTACCTCCGTACTTCTCGATAAACTTTTCCGGTACTTCCGGCATGCGCCCGTTGTCATAGGCAAGCTGATCTATCCGCTCTAAGCACGGCACCAAAAACTCGCTTATAAACTTTCCAACGGTGCTACCCACCACAGTTGTCTTCTCCGCTTTCCGCTCATATATCTCTCTTGCCGTCTTTTGCGTGTCTTCGTCATTCATGAGCATCAGGAAGTGGTCGACTTTGTAGCTCTTCTTTATCTGCTCTTGAGTACTTTCAAGCTCCCCGTAGCCTGCCGCAAGGCCCGCCATTGAAGGCAGCTCCTGCACCCGATCCCGGTTTACATCCTCGAGGTAGTTCCCCTCACCCGGGCCCAGTCTTACCTTCCCCCGCATAGACCGGTGTGTCTGGAACGGCGGATCGATAGCTTTGTGGTTTGCCCGAAGCAGGTCTTTCTGTATCTGGTTTGCAACCTCTATCTTCGGTCGCACTTCGCTGGTGGGACCGTAGCCATACGCTGAGCTGGATCGGCTCTTCCATCTCCATATAGGCATCGGCCATGTCCTATAGCCTCCCTCATGCAGATACTTTTCTTCGCCGTCATACTCGAAGTAACGCGATGCGATCGGCATATTCTTTGCCCCGGGCTTGTCCGGGTTGGCGTCTTTCCGCTGCTCGATAATGTGCACGAACCAGTACTTATCCTGTGAGGCATCGCCGTCACGATCCTCGATGGCGTCTTTAAGCGCCTGGCTCATGTTCTCTAGCTCGAACTTATCTTCCGCCTGCTCCGCCGTCAGCTGGAACTTCCGGATAACGCGGTTTATTTTTCCGTACTTATCCTGGGTCACGTATATTTCCCATGGATGCCGCGCGGAGAGAGAGACCCTGCCTTCCCCCTCTTCCTCTTCGATGTAGACGTTTGCGGTCTCTATCGAGTTTCCTACCTGCAAGCATTCAGGCATGAGGTCGTAGAAGTTACTCCTCCGAAGCTCGGCATACATCGCGTCGGTACGCCTTTTGAGATAGTCGGCAAACTCTTCGTCACTGTCTATCTCATCGTCACCGGTCGTGTATTTCATCCAGTTGCTGTTCGGTGACATCGTGTTGCCAAACTGCCCGTCAGCGAGCATGCCGGAGCTCTCTGTCGCGGTGGTATCGTACCTGCTATCGTCCCAAGTCTCGTCGCCCCACTCGTTTAAGAACGGCACCACGTATTTGATGGCGAAGTCCCAGCGGTCTTCCACCTTCTCGACACGTTCATCGACAAGCTGCTGGAGGAGGGCCCTGTCGTGTTTTACCCGCTCTGCTTCAGTTCGCGCTTTCATATCCTTCTGCCCTTAACAGCATTTCTTTTTTGTGCCCGATCCGTACGTCCGGATCCACGTATATCTTTGCACCGGCTTCCTTCTTCGCCCGAGAACACCAGCCGATATCTTCGCTCGTCGCTATCCGCAGCGAGGATCGGCGGTCCGTCAGTTTAGCATCAAGCATAAACTCGTATGCGTCCCAGTCGTGAATAACAGTCTTGAACCAGGGATACCCGAGCTTCTCGAAAACGCCGCGTTTAACACAGACAAACCCGAACCCGGTGAAGTCCACTTCGACCAGACCCTTTTCGTCACGCTCTTCTTTGAGCAGCCCCGGTATTGAGAAGTAGGAAATATACGGCTTCCCGTCATCGAGGCGGTATCGTCCGACGCAGGTCTTTTGGTTTATACCAATCGGCACCAGGCCGGAAGCCACCTCTACATCATGGTCGAGCAGGCGCAACACATCCTCGCCGAACCATTTCTGGTCTGAGTCTATCCAAAACATGTAGTCGTAGTCGAACCCGTCGAGGACCTTGCTCCGGCTCTGCACAAGCGTGTGCGGATGAGTCCGTACCAGGTTGTTGCGGCATGAATAGATATCGCTTGAATATTCGATATGGTAAGAAATGACGAGTCCAGCTCCCCGTAAACCGTGCGGCGGTGGCTGCGTGAGCATATATATTATGCTCTCTAAAAACTCATCGGTGAAGCTTTTCCCGGGGAAACAGAAATGTACTTTTCGTCCTTCTTTCATCCTGCCAGGTATCTCCCTACTTGTTCCAATTTAGCAGCCCTATGTCCATAGCGGTGCGTTGCGGGTCGTCCGTGGCTTTTAGGGCCCGGATGACCTCCCTGTCTCCGTCCGCGAGCTCAATAAGCTCTTCCAGGGTGTAGTTATAAACCGCATACCCCGTCTTCTTGTGCTCCGGCAGGATAGACTCTTCCTCTTCTTCTTCCTGCGGCCTATCCCGCGCTCCATCACTTTTAATTAGGGCGGTGACGTGCTCCTCGTATGGAATGCTGGGGTTTTCTTTTTCCCACTCTCTGCGGTCACGTTCCTGGTAGGAGCTCCCTTCCCACGCCTTTGCGGCAAGGCCTTTCAGTTCCCCCTCCGTCATGAAGTCGTAGTCCTCTCCGGTCTCCTCGACCAGCCAGGAGTCATATGTCGGTTTGTATAAGATATCTGAGCCTTCCCGTTTCTCCACCGCTCTTACCCCGATGACATCCTCGCGCGGCTTTATGAGCGTTGTCTTCCAACCGTCTTTTGAGTCATCCGAGCCCCCGATCTCAAATAGTGGGGGTTTCTTTTTCTTTGGTTTTGTGTGTGGCGAGAAAGCTTCTGTAAACTCGTCTATCCAAGGTTTTCCAAAATATTCTTCTGGATTAGGCATGTGTCCCTCCCTTTTCGGACAATAAAAAAAGGCGAACCAATCAGACACCTTCCCCGTTTTTGGGAAAAGAGTCCGACCAGTTCGCCTCGGTTCTTCCGTCAGCTTACCTGACCGTACTATACTACATTTCTATTCACTATTTTAACACGTTTATTACTGTTTTGTCTATATCTATCCGCGAGGACTAGTAAAAAGCCCCAGGTCAAGAATAACAACGGCAACACCAGTAAAAGCCATACACCAGTAGGTACTCCGCCCTGAGCCTGGTCCCGCGACCCTATGAAGAAGAATATCTCAAAGTGCGCCTTGCCCCACCAAAACGCCCCGAGCCAGGGAACGCCCTTGTGAAGCGTGAAGAGCATTAAGCCCGCGCCGAACACGAAGCAAAACAGCGCCCCGCCCATGCTGATAAATACCGGGAAGAAGCTGTCCGCCCGGGCCATTGTCGGGCTTTCGATCCAGCCGTAGCCGCCTGTGACAAACGCCGCGAGTACATGCCCGAGCTCGTGCAACCAGCTTTGCCGTACAACGGGAAACCATATAATACCGAAGATGAAGAGAAATATTGATATGACGATAACGTGCTTCTTCACTCCTTTAAACATACCCCTATTCGCTGGTGTTTTCAAGCGTTTCTCCGAAGTACAGTCTTTTTGTTTCTTCGACTTTTACGTCGACATACCTGCAACTGTCGTCTCGAATGTGAATAACGATGTATCCATACGGAATGTCTATCGACCGTAGATGGTCTATTACTGCTTCAGGTAGTTTCATTACACCTCGCAATACGCAATGAGCGTCGGTAAGTCGATAGCACTCGGCACAACTTCCTTGTCTCTCATCGTCACCCGCCCGGTATAGAACCGGTCACGGAAGCTCTCGATCTCCACCTTCGTGTAGTACCCTTGCAGCAGAGCCCGAAACTTCTTCTCCGTGAATTTCCGCAGGTGCTCCGGCTCCTCGTCCGGCCCGAGTACGTTATTCGGCACGCTGTAAATAGCTCTCGGCGCCTTTGTCTTTGCCTCAAAGAGAAAACCGCCCGGATTCGTTAAGTGCTCTAAGAACTCGGTCGCCACCAGCCAGTCGTATGCAATGATATTCTTCATCGGCGGGACCTTCTGCGCCCTGCCCGGAATGTCGTATACCGTCTGTGCTATCTGTATAGCAACCGGTGAAATGTCAACGATGAACGGAAAGCTCCCTGCCTGTTTTAGGTAGTGTGACAGCACGCCGACACCACCACCTACGTCGAGAACCTGTTGCCCAGGACCAACGCGGTTGACGATGCGAGAAAAACAACCCTGATACCGTCGCCAGGTATTCGCCCCCTCCGCCAGATACGCATGATCCCAATGCTCTTTTGTGTTTATGTTACTCAATATTCTCCTCCAATACTTCGTTTATTTCGCTCACCGCTCCCTGGGTGAGTATCTGCTGCCACTTCGACAGGCTTTCCAACCGCATCTCCGGCCTGGAACAGCGTATGCCGAACTTCTCTTCTATCACCGTTATCTCCCGCTCCGGATGCTGCAGAAGCTCCTCGTATCTCACAAAATGGTCTATCCGGCCGTACAGCTCGATCAGTCTACGATGGTACGATTTCCACTTGTGTGCAAAACAGAGCACCATCGGCATGTCAAACCACCGCTCATCTTCAATGCCCATGTATCGATTCGGAACCGAAAAGCACCGAGCATACCGAAGATCGTTTCTCATGCCAGCATGACACATCATGCTTGCTATCGTCGGCAGTGGATCACGCTCTATCCAAATAGTGTAGAGCGGCAGGTCCTTTGCCAGCCACTCAAACAGCCACGCGGCAACGTGTGTTTTGTCGACAAACACCTTCCCGTCCGCCCGTGCAGCCTCGTGCTCCCTGCAGAGCATCTCTGCAAACCGAGGGTAATATTTCGGCACAACCGCCTTGTTCCGCACCATGGCCAGGGCCAGCTCGAACCACCGCGGGTCTTCTTTTGCGACAATCGTGTCCGGTCCATCCATCACATCTGCCAACAGGTGAGTGCCGCTTCTTCCGCATCCAAGGATGAGTATCATCTCTTCAACCCCCAGGTAAGCGGATCGTAGTCGTCCGCAGGCTCTCCGACCCTGTCCACGACAGAGAAATAGCTCCCGTGGTCCTTCTCGCCGTACCACACCGACATGGCCACCGACAGGACGATGTCGTCGTGCTCTCCCTCGCGCCACGCCTCATAACTGTCGTGCGCTGTCCGCTTATCCATCTTCACCCGGAAGTTCTGCAGCTCGAGAGAGAACGTATCGGCATCCCGTAGACCGTCGGCTATCTGTATGCGCCGTGACTGGAAGACAACCTGCAGCGCATAGGCCAGGTCTCTCTTCGGTACGTGATAGCCTCCGAGCGGGTCCTCGACCACTTGCGTACCGCCGGTGATGAGTATCGGTATCGGCAAAAGGCCTTCCCGTCGCAACATGTCGACGACCGGCTTCCCGACACCCGTTGAGTCCACAATGAGCCGGAAGTCCCGCCGGATGTCCGGATGCTCGCATATGCCGCGGACCCTGCTCACGATATCCGGGTACGAGGTCCCGAGGCCCGGCCTCTCGATAAACCGCAGGAAGTACCTTGTATCATACACCCGCTCCGCGTCCTGCCCGGGTAACGCCGATATCTCTTTTTCGATCAACGTCTTCTCCGTGATCGTGATGGCCGTGTAGTCCTGCGCCTGCCCTAAATCTATTCCTATCAGATACATTATACCTCCAAAGGCTTTACGCCGCTGGTCTTGACGTCCCCGAAGTCCAACGGCTTAACCGTCCGACGGAACGCAGCCTGTATGTCATCAAGTGAAAACAGCTGATTCTCCGCGTCTACGAATTCGGCCATATATTCCTGTCTGAACCACAGGTCCGGCATCATCTCTTTTTTGCCGTCAAGATATTTCCGATCGTACCGTGGGCAGTCATACGCCGTTATGTGATGCTTGCTCCAGGACGTGCCTTTGTCCCAGACCTCCCAGAAAAAACCACGCTTACCAAACGGTGTCGAGAGCAGGATAACCGTCCCCCGGGAGATTGCCACCATCGGCTCTGCAGCCATGTACAGTGCATCCTCTACTCGTGCCGCCTCATCGACCACCAGCGTGTCCAGTGCCGCGAAACCACGGATATTCTTCTCGGTGCCCGGCAGTGCGACCACATTCGACCCGTTGTCGAGCATGAGGGACAGCTTTGTGTCCTCGGTCGATCCTGGCATTCCCTCGATCTGGCTCGCAAAGTGCTTTACCGTTGCAAAAAGAAGCTTCGACTGCCGCTCTGTCGGTGAAACGATCAGTACCAGACTTCCCGGCGTAAACATGCGGTGAAGGACTCGCATGGCAACCGCCGTGCTTTTTCCGACCTGCCGCCCGCAGCAGAGGATAATACGCTCGTTGTCAGTGTCCATAAACTCAGCCTGCCAGGGGTCCGGATGTATGTTTAAAGACTTCGACAGCTCAGTCGGTCGTGAGAGCTTTGTCACATAGTCCGCCATTTGCTCAGCTTTCACGCAATATTTCCTTAAAGTGCTTCTCTGCTTCCGGATATTTCTTCCAGACAACCGCCAGGGCCCTGGTGAACCGTATAAACTCAGGGTTCTTCGTGACGTCGTGTTGCTCGATCTCTTTGAGCTTCAACGTCATATCCCCGAACACCTGGATACACGCCCTGGCCTCTCGAATGCTCGACAGCTGGATCCCCGGCTTCTCATCCTCTTCAGCCCGCTTCAGGATCCCGAGGGCCTTCTCTTTCAGCATCAGCAGAGACTCGAGGACCGTGTCCCCCTGTGCAACGTCCCGTTCGTTGTCATTCTTCTCCCGTGCGGCAACAGCCTTCTCGGTCAAGTGCTGGTCCCGATGCCGTCGCAAGGCCGCATACGAAACGTTATACTTATCGGCGATATGACGATAAGTAACGATATGTTCGATCAAGTGACGGTTTATTTCACTGACCTTTGGATGCTCACATATCGTGCACTTTCTCATTTACTTCTCCCTGTACGCGGGCATGTTGAGTTCTTCACGCAGCTTTGCAAAACAGTCAACCACGTCTTCCCTGTGCGCCCGCTTGTTGTATTCTATCCGTCTCGCGTTCGGGTCAGCACTTTTCCGGAAAACGAACTCCTCACGCATACGCTTATACATTGCTTTAAGCCGTGCTAAGTCGGGCACCTGGTTGTATTCCGTACTAAACTCTCCGGTTAGACGGTTCCATATTTCCTTGAGACGGTCCTCTGGTATCGTCTGCGCCCAGTCTGCTATAAGCGAAAGCTGCCCTGGCTTCTTCGAATAGTCGTAACTGTACCGTATAGCCTGCGCGAATTCTTGTACGGTCATGCGTTCCTCCTCAAAATATCATATACTTCCCTTGCCGCTTCCATGGTCTGGTCCTTCCTCGCGGGTTTCGTCCCGTTTAACTTGCAGCGAATGAACGGTTCTGCGTCATCCGCATACTTATCAACGCCCTTCCCTGCCTTCATGAAACCGATAAAACTCTGATATACCGGATCCAGGTGGAACCCTGTGCCGTCACGTATCTTCTGGTAGTTACTGATAGCCTTAACGATGTCTACGTCAGTGTGTGCGTCGAACGTCGGTATACACAGCCGCATGTCGTCCGGAGGTGTGTTGAGAGCTGAATATGGATATTTCGGCAGGTTAGCGCCGTTCCATGCTTTCCGGGCCTTTTCAAACCGCTCACTGACCGTGCTAGATAAAGATATATCTTCAGAATCAGAATCAGAATCAAAGTCATGATCGCTAGGGAGGCTATTGGGGTTATAGGGTGCTATGGGTGTCACGCGTTCGACGTCTTTTTCATGCACCCCATCTGCACCCCATAGCACCCCATCGGGCGTACCCCATTCTCCTCCAGTTTCTATATACTCTGCCTCCCATCTTCTCTCAGCATGCTTTTTACCATGGCATTTTCTGCATAATAGCTGTAAATTATCTTCTGTATTATCTCCCCCCTCTGAAACGGGTATTATATGATCGATTACCAATCCTTCACCAGAATCGCATTCAGCGCATTTATTTTGATATTTTTTATGTATTTTTTCCTTTAAGTTATCGCTAATAATCTGTCTTTTTTTTCTTTTATCTCTCTTGATGATGCTCAAATCAAACTGGTATTTCACTTCTTCTGAAAGCAATATTTCAAAAACTTCATCAGATAAAGATTTTAATATGGACATTATAGCTGCTTTTATCGTTCCCCTTTTCCACCATTTTTGATGCTTTGGAGCATTGGGAAGCATTATATACCCACATCTGTAATAAGCTTTTTTTTCTTCCTCAAATGTTAATAATGCAGATTCCAACTTTTCCTTGTCCCATTTCAAATCTCTCTGCATGCGGCTTTTCGTAATCTGATATACACCGGCGACGTTCGTTTCTCTGTTTGTAAGAAGATAGAAATATAGTTTCTGCCCAGCGTCATCTAGTGAATAAAACCAGTCATCATCCCATATTGATGTGCTTATATATCGTTGTTTTGTCCCGTCATCTGCCATCGTTCCTCCCAGTTTCTTTTTTGTTCTATACGAAGAGCTCCAGCTGCTCGGTCCGCTGTGCTCTTTTCCCGATAACGCGCAGCCATTCGGCGTACTCATCCGCCATCATGCGCCCCTCGGCTTTCAGCCATTTGCACGCCCCGACGTAGTACTCTTTCGCCTCTTCCTGCGAATGTTTTTTTGCCCGCCGCTTTAGTCCTTGCTTTAACCGCTCTCTGTCTGACTGTCTCATATAACCACCAAATGTAGTGTTGCTTTACCGCCGCAGTGAGGACACGTCATTGCTTCTCCACCGCATCTTTTACGGCCTCCGCATAGCACTCCCGGCAAATAGGTACAGTATCACTGCCGATGTCTATGTAGTGGTCAAGGATGCATTCTGCACCTTCCACGCGGTGACAAAAGGGACACGTTCGGGCAATGTGTCTCACCAGGAAGTCATATCTATTCATTGTTCTTCCTCAAATTCCACATTTAAGCGAAATTCGCGCACTAAGATATACTCATACCCGCCGCCCGCTACCGGGTACTTACGTATGTACTCACGGTCCGGCTCGGCCTGCTGCACGGTTATCTGCGGTTGTCGAGGGTAGTTAAGAGCTGCTATTACAACCATTATGATAAGCATGATGATAAACACGCCGTTTACTATTATCCATTTCCTGTTCATGTTGTTGCTCCTTTATTCCGTTAGTCTTTTAAGATTTGGTTTTTTATTTACCGTGGTGAATGTCCTAAGCTCTTCGATAAGTCTTTTTATTTTCTTTTTGCCCGGTTCCGGTAAATTATTTCCGCCGCTGTCGGCACCGATGTTTACCCATTCCGGTTTGATTATTTTAATGAGATAAACAAGTTCGATGGTGTCAAAATTCATGACCGGTTCGATCGTCACCATTTTTTTACCGACTGAATCCGGTATATATGAAAGCTGAAAAGCTCGATCATGCGGAGAGGGTACTCTTCCGTCAGGCAGCGTTTTCATCTGCCGGTACTCCCGGTTTGTTTCGATGGTGGTTCCAAGGATTGTGTTCATCAGAAAATAATATCCCCTAAATTGTTTCGGGTTTTTTGTTTGGAAAAGATAAGTGTTCCCTAAATATTGTATGCAGTGATCTAGTGTTTCGCTTTGCCAAAACGGATTTATCTCCTTCGCCCACATATCACAACTGCTGCCGACAAAAATAGTGTTCCCGCTTCCAAGGTCGGTCTTTAATTCGCTTTCATCAAAGCGGATATCTTTCTGCGGAAACCGCTTCATATAACAGTATTCGCAATCGTGCGGACACCTGCCCTTGACCGTGTTCCATGTGTGAGTGACGAATCCGTACATGTTGCCTTTCGATTTTCTTAAGGGCATGATTCCTCCTCAGTTTTTATCAACACACAACGCTACTTCAAACTTCCCGATCACTATCTGGATCAACACAATAGTAATCCATTCGGTGACAGGATGATCGGGGATTACCTCACCGAATGAAACCTTTAAGATATTCAGCGGGTTGTCCTTATACCATCCAGCGTTAAAGGTTATTTTGTATTTTTTCATGTTATTCATCCTAAAAATTAGCCTGCTTTTTAAACACATAACGCCCGCCTCGTGTGGTCGAGTACCAATATTTTTTCCACCACCCAAAGTTCTTTTCTAACGCATCAAGCATTTCCTTGTGTCCCGACCACCCGCCGGTATGGACATGACAAGTATCATCAGTATTTGATATATAGTCTTTCCACCGCCAGCGGTCGCGCATATACTCTAATGGCCCTAAAAAATCACAGGCTGGCCATAGAGTAAGTGTTTGTAATTCCTCGCTTGTTGGATATCCTGCGTCCATGCTACTCCTCTCCTTCCGCTGCCTTTTTACCACTTTCAGTGACTCTGTAAACATATTCTTTTTCCATCTCATTAAGTGGATCGATAGCTTTGGTCATGTATCCCTTGTGTACCAAGGTTTCACAGACAGGGTAATCCTCTGATCCTTCGCCGGTAACAAAATAATTTCGATGCCCATTTTGTCCGGGTCTCAATCCAAGAGAATGTTGTAAAATATGTAATTCTTTATAGTTCATGTT